CATTTAGGCTGCGAGTAGGATTGCGATCAATTCCGCGTCGGTCGGATTCTTGATTCCCTTGGCCTTGATCTCTCCGACCTTCCCCAGCAGAGTAGGGCGGATTGCCGCCATGGCCTTTGCTGAGCCCAAAGCGCGGATAAAGCCGATGCCGGTTCGCATCGAGAGGCCCATCGGGAAAGCGGTGACAGAGTTCGCAACCGCTGGCTGATAGATGGGTAGCTCAGGCGGCCTGCGTCCGGTCCGTCTGGCTGCTCGCCGTGGTGCTGCCAGGCTTCCGCCGGCCGCGGCCGCGACGACAACCGCGGAAGGATCGTTCTCGGCTGCCGTGAGAGCTAGGCCGAAGGGCGTCGCCGTGCCGTTAATGGCGGACCCGTTGTTGGCGGTCGGATTGTTCTCGACCGCGACCAGGCCGAGCCCAGACGGGATGCAGGCCGGCGCGCCCAGACCGCTGCCCTGCGAGGAAGCCGCCGAGCTGCCGACAGCGAATCCAGTGGGTGCGCCCAGCAGTGAATTCTTCGCCGAACTGGCAGAAATCCCAGCCGGAAGGCTGATAGGTGCACCGAGTGGATCGTTCTCGGCCGAAGCTGCTGAGACTCCAGACGGCAGCGCGATAGGAGCGACTGTCGCGGTCGGGTTGTTCTCCGCGGCCGTGAGCGACAGTCCGGAAGGGATCCCGATCGGAGCACCCAGCGGGGCATTTTCCCCGGACGCCGCCGAATCGCCGGTTGCCGAAGCATTGCCGGTGCCAGTAGCGCTCGGATTGTTTTCAGCGGACGCTGCGATCTGGCCGGCCGGAACGCCAGCGGGCACGCCGAGCGGATTGTTTTCGGCTGAAGCCGCGGAGTCGCCAGCCGCCGAAGCGTTGCCAGTACCGGTAGCCGTCGGCGCGTTCTCGGCCGATGCCGCCGAAATTCCAGCCGGAACGCCAGCCGGAACGCCGATAGGATTGTTTTTTGCGGAAGCCGCGGTCTGACCGGAAGGTAGGCCGACAGGGATCCCAATCGGATTATTTTCCGCGGAAGATGCCGCAATACCAGCGGGCAGGCCGAAGGGAACGCCAATCGGAGCGTTGACAGCAGAGGCCGCGGAAACTCCCGCAGGCGTAGCCGTGGCTGAGCTGCCAGACGACTCATAGAGACTTCTGAGGGAGAGAAGCATTTTTGCTTATGGCGCTAGCGATGTCGAGCCGTTGCTGATTTGCAAGTTGTCTACGTACAGATGTCCCGTTCCGACCGCACTGTGTCCTTGTCCAAACTCCACAATGGTTGCGAGATTTGAACCGGTAGATGCGCACGTCTTGGTTCCGACGAGGGTCGAATAACTGGGTGCTCCAGTCCAGATCGAAAGCTTGTGCGTACCCGTGCCGCCTGCACCTTCGCGGAAATCGAGCCCGATTGCATACGATGTATTGAGCGAGATAGAGAGAGCGGCGCTGTTTCCAGCAGTGCACTCGAGGATGATGCCGGGAGTTCCCGTCTGCACTTGGGCGACAATCAGGTCGGCCCCGGCGGCCGATACGTCAACAATGTCGTAGAGAACGGAGTTGTCGCTGATGGTGAAGAAACCTAGAAGCGAAATACTCGCCTGCGAAGCCTGCAAGTGAAAAGTCATCTTCTGTACAGGATTAGTGCTCAGGTCGTAACTGATTCCGCGTGTCCCGCTTGCTCCTGCATAAGAGGTTCCATTGACGACGGCCGGAGATAGCTGCGTCTGCTGTGCAGCGGTTGCTATGGTGAACCCAGTCCCAATAGTGACGTTGGTCTGGTTTCCGCCATGGCATCCAGCATTGAAGATGGCGAGGGTGACCGTCGTGCCGTTCGTAGAGTTCTCAAAATCGCAGTACCAGCCTTGCAGGTTTCCCAGAGGAGTCGCGCCGGGCACAGCGCTCTTGTAGGTTGCTACTCCGCAGACATAGGTATGCGAGTCCCCCGTCGCTTCATAGGTGAATTGGCTTTGCAGGCCATTTAGGATATCGCCAGCGAAGGAATCTGTTGTGTCATTCGGTTGCGGATAATCTTTTAGATTGCCCCACTCTCCGACCAGAGCACCGTGAACATTCGTACTCGAGCCTTGGCTGCACCATCCGATTCCCAAATCGGTCTGAGTCGAAGCGAGAGTTGGAGAATTTAACGGGTTTCCTCCAGAAGTAAAGTTGTTTTGCGTGCTGACGACGCTATCCAGCATGGAGCTGGTCTTCATACCGCTGTACTCTCGGACGTTAGCGGAACTGTGCCCACTTACGCGATGAATGCTCACCGAGGTAATTCCGGACGAAATGTTCGGACAGGAGAAAATCGTGTCCCGGCCATTCGCTGCGCTTGCTTCCGTGTGATCCGTCACGCAAGTCGAGCCGGTCACGCCGGTCGGCACTGACGGTGCTGCTGGATTGTCTGCATCATTTTGGAGAATAATCAGACCGTTGCCAGCACCGGTTGCCGCGACTGTCACGCTGTAATCGGCGCCCGTGGTCGTGTTGCTTGCCGCTACGGACTGGATGAGGCGAATGTTGGACAGTGCTCCGCCCACCCCGACGCCCATCAGCGGCAGATTCTGCCCGAAGCTAGCGCCGCAGAGAAGAATAAGAGCCAAAAATAGAGCGTTCGATTTCACTTGTATAAAATTGTGCCGAAAATTCCCGTCGCAGCGTTCGTGTTATCGGTCGAAGATGATCCGCCGGTGAAACAGAAAGAGATTCCGGTCGTATACGCCTCACCCATCGGCTCCATGAACGCGAAGCCTGCGCCAGAAGTGCTTGCCGGAATGGGAATGGACTCGACGAATCCGGTCGCAGAGCTACAGGTCGGTGACGATGACGAGTTATACATGCGCAGGTAGTAAATCGTCGCCGTGGTGTTGACGAAGCGCCAGCCGTAGACGTTCCCAGCAGCATTCTTGCAGTTGGTCGCATTTGTGGATGCGGCCGAGACGAGAATGCAGCGGAGAGCCGTGTTTGCCGTGTTTGGCGTCGTTACCTGTGCAGTTTGCTGCTGCGACCAAGACAGAGCGACCAGCACCACGCCGCCGCAAAGAATGACAAGAGTGAGAAGAGTTTTTTTCATTTGTAATTCACGTTGACCACGCAATCGCTAGCGAGAACCGCCGTCGCGTCGGCGTCGGCAATTCCCTTGACGATGGAAATTCCGATGCCGGTGGCGAACGCCAGCCCGTCGTCATCGTCGAAATTGATGTGAGTGCCGGACTGGACGCCGATCGTATAGACGACGCCGGAGCCCGCGGTGGGAGTTCCCGCCGTGTTGTGAAATTTCACGTAGACCGGATAGTCGGCATTGTTGAAGATCACCCAGCCCGTGACTCGACCAGCGCTGGCCTTAATGTTGGCCGCGTTGGTCGAGCCAGCGGAGACCAAGTGATAGAGCGTCGCTCCGCCGCACACGCGCCGGATGCTGAGCGCGTAGTCGGTTGATGCGGGCTCCGCGTTCTGCACTTTGGCGCGAGCCGCATAGGTCGTGTCATCAACAATGACGGCTCCCTGTCGCTCGACGGTTTGCGTTCCGTCGCTGACCGGGAACGTATCGATGAACGATCCAGCGCCGTTAGCGGCGATTTCGACGTTGTGTCCCATATAGGTTTAGGTGATGGTGATGGTTGCCGAAGCGCCGGGCGCTGGCAGTTGGACGGTGAAAGTTCCTGAGGTCGCTGTCGTCGAGCCGAAAGAGAGAATCGCCAGGACTTTGTTTGATCGGCTGGAGTTGTAGATCATGGCGCAATCGGCAGTGAACGATGCGCTGGCCCAGCTTGGATCAGTTGACCAATCGATATAGGCCGTATCAGTTGAAAGTCCAACTGTGAAGCCGGTCAGAGCGATTCCGCCCTGCGTATAGCCTCCAGCCGTCGCCAGTTCGTGAGTGGCGGCATAGGTCGTGAGCGACTTGTTCCAGTCCGTCGCGGTGCCTTGCACGGCCAGCGCAATCTTGTAGGTGTCGCCCGGCTGATGCACTCCGTTTAGGATGTCTTGCTTAAACTGATCGGTAATTGCTGCTCCGAATGCCATAGATTCTCCTCGTTAGTCTTCTGTAATCTCGGCGCCCGTTGCGGTGCCGTCAGCTTCTCGAACCAAGCGAACTCGTTGCAGCTTTGCCGGCGGCTGCGCGCGCATAATTTCGTTGGCCGCATTGACCGCGATTTCCTTCGCTGCTCTGGCAATCTGCTCTTCTTCCATTGGCGTTTCCGCGATCTCCGCGCCCAGCGTTGCGCCGTCTTTGCCGCGGATCAGCCTTACCTTTCGGCTGCGCGTCGAAGCGCTTACAGTGATCGCCTTGATGATTCTCGTGATCTGCTCATCGCTCATCGGCATGCCGACGTGTAGGTGATTTTCGAGAGCTTTGGCCGGATCAGACGTCGCGCCCGTCTTCCGGATATCGGCCTGCGCCAGTCCGGGAGTTGCCGCTTCGCTCAGATCGGCCAGCTTGTCGAGATCAACCATGTTGGCTTGGATGGTGAGCATGTCGGCGTAGGAAACTTCCGGCAGATTCAGTTTCCGCCGCGCTTCGTTGCGCTTCATGATGCCGTGGTTTGTGAGCGTCGCGAAATACTCAGCCTGCGTCTTCGAGTCGCCGCGCTGCAGGGCGTCAAGGTCCATCTCGCAAAAGACGCCGGGCTCCGTCGAGAGCAGCCCTTTATTGAAAACCTGCTCGATGCGAACGAAGAGCGGTCGGACGGTGTGCTTTACGAACTGGATATCAAACTGTTCCGCGCTCGCATAGGTTGCGGTTTTGTCCGTGTGCCCCAGCATATTCAAGGGCACGCCGAAGATTTCCCCAGCGATCGAGGAGGAGTTGAGCTTGCGCGTTTCGAGATACTGCGCATCTTCCGGGGAGATCGAGATCTGTTTATATTCCATCTCGTCCCAGAGGACCGCCGTGCTTCCGGCATTCTCGCCGCCGTAGAGCTTCTGCCAGTCCTTGCTAAGCCGGTCGTTGTAGTCGGGATCTTTCGGCTTCGGCTTCTTGCTTTGCAGAACTCCGCTCGGCCTGCCTTGATTACGCATGAAGTTCGCGCCGAAGTTCTCGGTATAGTGCGCGTTGCGCATCGCGTTTTCCCGAATTGGAGAGAGGCCCACGAGCCCGTCCATCGAGAAGTTTTTTAGGTGGATGATTTGCTCAGGCTGGTAGGTTTTGGTCTGCCCTTGCAGCCCATGGAACTCGTACACCAGCTGGCCGCCGACGAGCTTCGGCGTAATCATGTCGGCGCGCAGGGGATTCAGGCTGACGACTCGCTTGCCGAGCAGAACTTTTTCCGCGTAAGCATTGCCACGCAGGCAGAAATTCATAATCATGGCTTCGCGGAATTCCATAGAAGTCATGTAGGCGTTTGGCGAGTCATGGAGAAGTGGATAAAGCCAGTGGTCTGTCGCCTTGGTTCGCGTTCCGCTCTTGTCTTCGCGATAGACGTTCCATGGAACCGAGCCGGTCGTCCCGCAGAGCACGCGGCAGCATCCGTAGACCGTAGCCAGCTGGATCGCTGAGGTCTGGCCGCTGTCAGTCCAGTCCAATCTGCCCCAGCCGCCGGGCGGATAGTCCTGCGTGCTGCCTTGCCAAACCGGAAAGCCAATGGCCTTCTTTCCGAAGAGAAGCCGCGCAACTACTCTCTGAAATGTATTCACAGGACGGTAAGTGGGTACTCAGATGGAGTTTCTTCGATCATGGCCCGCGTCAAAGCGTTCACGGCCGCGGCGATCCCGTCAATCCGGGAGGAATTCTTCTGCCGCTCTGGCTTTTCGAACATGAGATTGTCGTTGTGCTCTTTCGACGAGAGACACGAGGCATTCCAGCGCAGAACCGGGTGCCCGCCGTGCCGCAACTTGCCGGAGACCACCAGCTCGAGGAATTTCTTCGACGGCTCGCTCAGAGTCGCGTAACCTTGCCGGATTTCCAGGCAGCGATAGCCTTCCTCGGTCATCGGCGAGCTGATCTGCCGCGAATTCCAAGGGTCAAAGCAGATCTCCTGCAGGTCGAACATGCGCGCGCCCCACTCCAGCCGCTCCTTGACCGCTCGATAGTCGATGACAGGCCCGGGCGTCAGCTCGATAAAGCCCTGCGCTGCCCAGGTCCGATAGGGCATTCCGTCCTTCAATTCCCGCTTGTGGATGTTCTCTTCGGGCATCCAAAAGAAGGGAAGTATGTCGAAATAGCCATCTTCGGCCGGGAAAACAAACGTGGCTCCAGTCATGTCTATCGTTGAGGACAGATCGACGCCAACCCAGCCGCGCCGCTCGATGAATGTTCCAAGAAGCGCCGGAGTGAGGGGACGAACCGTATCCTCCGGCGCCTTTGGGAGTAGCCCTTCGGCCTTCCAGCCGCCGACACAGGCATCCCACTTGTCCATATCAATACAGCGGTTCTCCTTCTGATCCCAGATGTTAAGGAAGTACCGCCGAAAGCTGCGCTGGGCCTCCGGATCGCTCAGTGCTGCCTGATATTTCTCCCGGATCTTGGCCAGCGGCAGAAATCCGCCGTTTTCGACCAGGCTGGGGTTTGCTTTGATCCAAACCTTCTCATCCGTCCAGTCGTCGCCCTTCTCCGCGCCGTAGATACGCCCGTAAAAGGTCGGATCGGAGACAATTCCCTGCTGAATTCGCTTGGTTTTCTCGTGCAATCGCCAGGCTATGGGCGAGTCTGCCTGCACTCCGGCGGTCGTAATGGCCACTGTGAGCGTCTGTTTTCGGGTGATTCCGCCCAAACTGAGCACGTCCCAGTTCTCTAATTGCTTCCTCGTCTTCCACCTGTGAACCTCATCCGCCACTGTGGCGCCCGGATTCACCCCGTCCGAGAGGTCACCATCGGCCGCAACTGCCGCGTAGAAGCTGTCTGGGTCTGTTCTCTTGACGATTCGGTTCGTGCCGCGCAGTAATCGCAGGCTCTTCTGCAGAATAGGGCTCTGCTCCTGCATCTTGCAGCAGGCTCGATAGACGTTCATCGCCTGCCTGGTCGCCGCGGCCACGCCATAGGTCTGAAAGCCCGGGTGAGGCTCGATCATCAGCAATAGCAGGATCAGCCCGGCCGCGAACTCCGTCTTGCCGCTCTTCTTGGGAATTTCCATATAGCAGAGCTGTGTTAGGCGTCGGCCTTCGTCGTCCAGGGTGCCGAAAATATGCGTGAGCGCTTCTTCCTGCCAAGGTGCAAGGAGAAATGGCTTCCCCCACCACTCGTCCGCAGTGTGCCTGAGCACGCGCTCGAAGAAGTTGCAGGCAATGTCAGCCTGTTTTTGATCGAAATGCACGTCATTGGTCGGTTCTTAGGGACCCGAGAGGAGGCTTCGGCTTCGTTCCCCGAACATCTCCCCAGGGCGGAGCCAGCAAAAAGTCGTGAATTGCCTTAGCGAGCTGAATTCGATCAGGATTCGGCGAAACCCAGAGCGCCAGATCCAGCAGCCAAAGTACGATAACTTGGCGAATCTCGATCATTGGACCTGCTGCTTCCTCGGCTCCCGCGGCGCCGACAGCATCGCCATGAGATCGCTCTCCCCGGTGTCAGGCTTCTCCATCGCCAGTCTCGTGCGGCTGACGGGCGAGAGGCCGAACTCGGAGCAGAACGAGCGCACCTGGCTCCATGCTGCCTTGCTGATCGTCACTGCCGGATATGTCTTGTACTTGCATCCCAGAAGCTCGCCCTCTTTGCCTAGAACGGGCTCCGCGACGACTGAGCCAACCTTGGCAATTAGCAGATCGGCGGCCACGGCCCGCGCATATCCCACGCAGGCGCCTTCCAGCATCACCGCGTCCGGCCTGCAATCGAGTTTCATCTCTCTCAGTTCCTTGCTCCAGAACTTCCATGCGGTCTTCGCTAGCCCCGTGAGATGTGTTGGGCATTCTGGCAGTCCCCGTGTCGCCTTCGGCTCGGCCGCCAAGGCCTGCTTCAGCTTGCGAACGCCCTTCTTCCGGGTGTCGCCTTCTGAAATCTGCCTCTTAAGCGGTTTTGGTTTGCGTCCGCGCAAGGTATTTGTCGAGCGTTCGAGTTGCTTCCGGTCCACGCAAAGCCAGTCGCTCTCGGCAGTCTTCTTCCGACGCCTTCATCTCGATAACCACGGCGCCGAGCTGCGTTAGCTGAGCGGTGAATGCGTTGCGCTCCGAGACGATAATCCAGACGCGACGGACGCGGCCATCGCCGTGCGCCGCAATCGCGCAAAACCGCTCGCGCATGCCGAGCAGAAAGTCCATCGCGCCTTCGGGCCAGGGCGTGTACAGCGGCTCCAGGGTGATCGCCGCGGAGATGGCATCCCAGTCCCACACCAGATCTCCTTCCCATTTGTTCTCGCGGATGTAGCTTGTCTTCCCGCTTCCAGGCGGACCGCACACCACGACGATTTCAGTGCGCTTTTTAGAGTCTCGGTTCATTTTTCAGACGGCTCGCAAACTATTGAAAAGATTGCCAAAACGGAAATTTAATTTCGCGGATGTTCGCGGAAGCGCGGCGAGCGGTCTTTTCGAGGCATCCTGCAGAGATTTACCCCACCCCCCCACCGAGATGTCCGGACTTTAAATTATTTGGTTTCAACAATTTAGAAAGCATTCTTTTTTCTACAGAAAAGAAATTCTAGAATCCGAATCCAGTTTTCCGATTGTGGCAAACTTCGCACAAACTTTGGTGGTTCATTGGATTCCAAAACAGTTCCTGATTTCCTTTGTGAGCTTGAATGTGATCGACTCGAGTCGCGAGAATATTGATTTCGCTCCGTCTTCGATGATCACTGAAAGGATCAGAACACCAAGGATTAAGCTGCAGAAAATTGCGACGATAGTTTCGCCAGCGGAAGTCGTAACCTCGCGCCGATGAAGTTGGTCTGAACTCAACCGCTCGGCCGCCGGATTTGCAATCTTCGCAATATTTTCCATCGGTTACAATTCCGCGGCAACTTCGAGTTGAACACGGACGCGCAACTCGAGCTGGCATTTCAAAGCTCGTTTTCCATTGCTTTTTTTATTTCCTGCGCGTGTTCGAGATTGAGTTCGCGAACTGCAGCTTCGGCGATTTGCAGAGCTTTCATGAATCGCCAGATTTCGTCGTGCGAACTCTCGCTGATCATGCAGATCTTGAGAAGCGATTTGTACGCAATAACGAGAGCTGCGCGTTTCGGTTCCTGCAAAGCTACTCGATTCTGCGAAAGTATTCGCGATTCCGCCGCAACTCTTCTCGTCGAGCGCGCCGGCGAAGAAGATACGATCCGAGAATCAATGCGCCGATGCAGCCGAAGCCGAGGGTTGCGATCGTCTCCATAAAGTTGTCCGAGAAGGTCCGGCTGCGCTGACTTTGCGCCCAGGTTTCTTCGCGCCGATCTTCTTCATGCCATTCTTGATTCTCTCGGCGATCAAGCTGCGCTCTAGCTCAGCGACCGCGCCAAGAATAGTAAACACGAGTTTGCCATAAGTTGTACTCGTATCGACGTTCTCAGTGAGCGAAACAAAAGCGATGCCGAGCGAGTTGAAGGTCTCAAGTGCGCGGAGAAGATGCTTGGTTGACCGGGCGAATCTGTCAAACTTCCAGCAAACCACGGCTTCGATATTTCTGTAGCCTCGTTCGCAATCTCGCATAAGTTCGTCGAGCCCCGGACGATTCTCTTTTGCGCCAGAAAATCCGGAGTCGATATATTCATGGCAGATTCTCCAGCCCGTGGCGGCGCACATGGCGCGCAGCGGTTGGAGCTGCGCTTCCGGATCCTGGTGAGTGTGAGCTTTGGAAACTCGCGCATAAACTGCAACGTTCACAGCTTCCGCGGAACAAAACCTGGAATTTCGAAAGGAATCGGCGGCCAGGATTGTCCGTCAGAGATCAATTCGCGAATCCTTTTCTGCTCGAACCCTGGAACTTGTCCGAATAAGGAGAAAATGCGAATGATTGAAATTTTAAGAAAACCTTGGTTACTTACTCTCTCGCCAACTTCGCTCGCAAACCGTTGAAATTCCATTTCAGGTGAAATGAAACAAAACTAGTCGAGCCGAATTGCGTCCTGAATCCCCCGGCAATTCGCACACGCGCAGCCAGAACGCAAACACTCGAATTTATGGCCGTAAAGGCAGTTCGTACACATTCGAGCGAGTCTCCGGCGGGCTGGCGCCATTTCCGCCAATTTCTTCAAGTTGATCGTGCGTTTTCGGTTGAGAATTCCGAACGAATTGAGGTCCAGATCCTTCACAAACAGGTCCGGATTGAGAATTACTGGAGTGTTCACGAAATTTCACCAGATCTGCGCGGCAGATTTTTCCTTCGTTCAGTCGTTCGACAACTTGCGCCCGGGTAAGAAATCCAGATTTGTACAAAATCCCGAGACAAGCGATATAGCCGAATTTTTCCCCAAGCTGCGCGCGTTCGCTGATTCGCGCCCAGGCTCGCTTGGCCGAAATATGCTTGTACGACATCGCATCGAGTTTCGCTTTGAACTCAAACTCCCAGATCCTTTTCGCTCTCGATTTTGGCCGGCTCCGTGTTCGCGGCAATGAGCAGAGAAATCTCGCGAATGCTCTTCTTTGCGCGTTCCGCGTCCCCCAGTTCGAATGCTCCGATTGCAATTTGCAGAAGATTATTAATCATGTGGGCCAACCGGCGTTTTATCACTTTTAGCTCTCAATGGAGTAAAAGATGCACGATGGCGACAGCGGCGTATTTGCTGGCCGTGATCAAGCCCGCAACGATTCCCGAGATGATCGCGTTCCGAACGGTGGAAGAGAGCAACTGAGCACGCAGCGTATTGACATCAATCTGGAGTGCCCGTGCTCGATCTGCAATTTGGAGAACGTCATTTGGGATCCTGGTGATTTCCCGTTTGCCGTAAAACTCCAGCGCTTCCCCTTTGGTCAGCGGCTGGAATCGTTCCAATTTCGGCGCCTTCATAAATGACCATCTTGAGCAGCGTCAGCATTTCGTCCGTGCAGCAATCCGCCGCCCCCAGTTCGAGCCGTAGCAAGGCAAACTCTAGCCTTTCTAAAATCCAGGGTATGAAACCTTCCAACCATCAAGCCTGAGCCGAGATCGGAAGAGCCGACGAAGACGAGAGCGAGTTGGGAACGTGATTGACCTGCCGCACTTGCAGGAATCGGGTATGCGCACCAGCGCAGGGGATGGGATAGTTGATCGAATCCGGAGCCCGAAGTTTGTTCTGCACGCGCGAAAAGGGGAGCACGTTCCCAATACCGAAAGGGCCATCCCAAAGAATTCTGCGGACGGCCTGGAAAAAACGGAAGGTTCGACCGTGATTCTCGAATTTGCCGAGATGCGCTGCCTTGAATTGGCGCGCTTCAGGTCGGGTAGCGATTTGTGCGGGCTTGTCGCGGAGATCGTTCTGCCCGGTGTAGAAACAGGGTACTAAGTCAGTTGCCATGTGGGATTTGGGATGAGTGCGGAAACACGAATCCGACCTTCGTCGGCTGCGCTTTGAGTGCGCTGATCGAGATGCGCTGCCGGGCGTCCACCGGCCGACTGTCCGAACCTAAATGGAGCGTTCCGGGAGTCATGGGAGAATCACCCGGCTAACGCCTTGATTTTGCACTGTTTTAGAAGGGATAGCTAGTTAATTTCTGGTTACTAAAGTGGGGTCACGTGCTATCTATAGGAATCAAACCGACCTACAAGATCGTGCGCACCAGCCGGGGAGTCAGCTTTAAGTGTCTGAAATGCGGACATTTGATAGACGTGGCGGACTTTGCCCGCGACAAGGATCTCAGCGGAGCGCCGCGCAGCCAAGCCGCGGCCGCGATGAGAGCGCATCAAATGCAGGGCTGTGCGCCGAGTCTCAAACCGGCATGAAAAAGTTAACACTAAGTTCGAACCTGTGATTGATTCTGTGCAAAACGAAGCAAGAACCGCACTGCTACAAGCCTGAAATATTTTCATTGACAAGTGCGCACAGTGGCGTACACTCCTGTGCATGGCAACCAAGACAATCACCGTAAAGATGATCAAGTGCCAGTGCGAAGTGTGTTCACACGTCTGGAAGGCTGAAGAGAAACCGATCCGCTGCGCAAAGTGCAAGACGCCGTACTGGGATCGAAAGAAAGAAGTAACCGCGTGACCTACCGAGAGTTTGCCAAAAAGAATCCCGCATTCCAGCTCTTCAATAACGGCAAGTGGGGATGGCGCTGGATCGGCGATTGCGTAAACATGAACTCCGCTCGCTTCGATAGCAAGCGCGCCGCAGAATCTGACCGCAAGAAAGCATTCGAGCAAGACGCCTTCTACTCAAATCTGATGGCGAAAGTGACCGCGAGACCTTCCCTAGCCCAGCCGAGCTGCTTCGCCGCATCGCATCGCGTCAGCGCCACGTGCGCAGCTACGAAGCGAAGATTTCCCGCGGCGAATGCGGGCATTGCTCGGAGCCCTTGGCGCCGGGATCGAAGTCGTGCTGCGCTTTCCACGAGTCCTACTTTCGCCGGACGACTCGTGCGCGACAGCGAAAGATAAGCGTAGGACTGATAACGTTTGTTATTTGCTTGACGCCGAGCCGCTTTTTTTTCAGCAAGTTAGAGTCGGGTAGAGTTGGTATTACGTTAAACGCTAGCTTCCCCCGTCACTCCTGCATCTCCCAGAACCTTCCCCCGCAATCAATTCCCGATTCGTGGAAAGGCTTCCATATGCAGGACTCTGCACACCACTCATTCGGGCCATTTCTCGCCCATAGCAAAACTTTGTACTCTTCCGCCCACAACCCTGTTGAGCCCAAGGACTCCCCCCTTGAGTGGATTTTGGACCAGAGGAAAGAACTATCTCCGGTTGACAGGGTTCTGGCGCGCCTCATCCAGTCCGAGGCGCACGAGCCGAATCCTCACCTGAGAGACGACTACCGGCAATCCTTCATAACGCTGACCTTAGCCTCGCGCGGCAACCCGATGCCGTTCGTCGCGGCCAGCTATCAGATGTACGGCATCCATCCCGACAAAGTTTGGCCAGCAATCATAGCGCGCAGGCATGCGCTGCTCGGCCCTCTCTACGACGTGGTTGAGAACGGCGCCGAACCAATCTCCCCCAAAAAGCCAAGTCAGTCCGTGAAGAAGGAGGAGGCAGCATGAGCAAGAGTCGACGCACGAAACCAAAACCATACCAAGCGCTGACCCTTGGAGAGTGGAAGATCGGCGTCAAAGCTTTCGGAGAGGTCGGACGCTGCCATCCGATAGAGCACGAATACACCCAGGCTATCAGCGGACACCTGACAGGCGGAATTGCAGCCGCACATAGGTTGGCTCTGCCGAAAATGCGGTTCGATGATCTTTCCGCCGAGTTCTCCGCCAAGACCAAGACCCAAGGAGGAGGCAGCATGAGCACGATTGATGACGCAACGGTGGTCATGACCATCGCCGCCGCCGAGATAGAGCGGCTGCGCAGCGAAAACGCGCAACTCTTTGAAGCCATTGAAATGTGGCACGACTACTGGGAAGCCCGCTATGACGGCGAACCGCTCAAAGATTACGAACTCAAAATGATGGCCTTGGCAGCGCTCGGCAAGCTGAGAGCGCGAGGAATGAATTCATGAACTACGCCGGAACCGTGATCGCCAATCTCTACGCGCACGCGGATAACCTCGTAGCGCTCGCAGTCAAGCGCAATGCCGCAATCTGCCACATCTGCCGGCAGACCAGGGGCGAGCACTCCCACGGCAGTGAGCATTGCCCCTCTCGCTATTCTGTCGGACGGCTGTACATGGAAACCCGATTCGTCGCCTTGACCTGTACGGCGACGGAGAGCCGCGGAAGCTGGGACCCAGGGCAGGAGTGCGGGCACAGCGTAGTCGAGGGTACCGAGCTGTGTCCTAGGCACTTGGCCGAGATGGAAGAGATCACGGGCGGCCGGTGAGGTACTACCTGTCCGCCATTTATGAGATGGGAGATTACATGGGACTCGTGGTATCGGCATCGGGTGCACTTCCCCCCATCAGAATATGCAGGCACGTGCGAGTCAGATGCGTGGCTCGGAGTCGGAACGTTAGTTACCTACTGAAATGTGCCGCTGAATATCGGCGTGGTCGCCATTTCAACGGCCAGACTTTATGGGAGCATCATCCGCCTACCAGGAGCGCACGGTGAGCTTCGAAGACGAAATGACCGAGAAGGAGCGCTGGGCCGAAGACCACGGCTACTGGCACGGCAACTGTCCAGTTCACGGCGGATTCTGGACGGACGGCGCGGGCTGCGAATCCTGCGTCGACGACAAGGAAGAGTACGAGGAGCCGGGCGCCGATGAGTTCCGCTGCGACAACTGCGGAGGCATATTC